ATTAACAAGCGCTGGGGTTTTGGACTCCCTCCGAGGAAGTGAGGGAGCTTTTCTTTTTAGNCCCCTCTCAAACGCGCAGAATTGGCCCTCTGAGCTCATTTCTCTCCCCTCCNCCTATAATCCTACCCCCTCCCCTAGAAAAGGCCCTCAGAAGCTAATTTTGAGCGTTCTAGCATACTCTGGTCATCACATGGTCTTGCCAAGGTCAAACCTCGCGAGCGAGCACCCTTCTCAAACGGCCAGAAATGGCCCTAGGAGCGTTTTTCTATCCCGACCTAGGGTAATTATACCCCCTCGCCTAGAAAAACGCCTTAGAAGCCAAATATGAGCGTTTTACGAGGGGGTTGACAAACTCGGTATGACTGAGGTAATATCAAAGTGCAAGCGGTTGAGCTCCCTTCGGGTTGAGCTCCCGCACAAAACATCACTCGCGAGGGGGAGTCGGCTATGATTCTCTTTAATCGCGAAACCTTCATTCCCGAATACAACGTCGTTGTTCTTACTCTCGCTCGCAATTTCCGTATTGGGTGGGATTACACGGCGTACACGAAAGTGTATGCCTGCAATGAACTCGGAAAAATCACGCGCTGGCTTGAAATGCATTTTGAGCCTCATGGGATGTTCCCCAGCGAGGAGGAGCTTAATGAAGCGCACGAACGAATCGTGCGTGGTATTCGGGGCGGTTCCCTTGAGCTGGCTCGCTGATGCGAGTCGGCTTTTTCTTTTACACTCGACAAGACCCCTTGACAACATGGTATGACCACGGTAATATCAAAGTGTGAACACCACCACAACACCCGAGGAGGTAGTTACCATGCCTCGCAAGTCCAAAACTGTCGTTGAACTCGAAAACCGCCTCGCTGCTGCGGAACACTACAACATGCTCCTTCGCAAGTTGGTAGCTGCTCTTATGCAGGACAAAGTGAGATTCCTTTGTGCTGCGTATGATGACATTGGGGATCGCTACGAACTGTACGCTTTCCCCAACAATCCGCGCCACAATACGTGGGCGCTGGTCTTGCTCACCGAAGACGGGGAGCCTACTCGTTGGATTGCGGACGTGCTTGACGAGCAGTTTCGCTGGCCTCAGTGGGTGGAGCATGAAGTAGGTTATTATCGAATGCTCATAATTCGTGAGTGGTCTCGGCTAGCTCGCTGATTGCGGGCTGGCCTTTTTGTTTTGCTTGCTCGCGAAAAGACCCCTTGACAATGTGGTATTACCGTGGTATTATTAAAGTGCAACCAAGGGAATAACACTAAAGGGGAGGACGATACAAGATGACCAAACTTGAACAAGCGGTTCGCGAGATTGTTGAGTCCTACGGTGAAGAGAAGAAATCCTTCGTGCGCGACATTCTCACTCACGGTTGCGCCTCGGGAGTGGTTCCTGAACTCACGTACTTGCACCAGACACACAAGTTTTACAGGGAACACGAGGACGAGATTTGGGAACTTGTTGAGGAGTGGGTTGAGGAAACGGGTGAGCTCCCGATTGAGATTGGCAAAGACATTCGGAACCAACTCGCATGGTTTGCTTTTGAGGTTATGGTTGGTCGGTTGTATGGTCACTTGGTGAGGGTTTGAGAGGGCTGGCTCGCAAGGGCTGGCCCTCCTTTTGTGTACCCTTGTAACGCTAGTGCGATATTTATATAGTGAGAGCACTGGAAAGGGGAAAACTATTGAGTGTACTCTTTCTAGTGCTCTATAGAGATAACACTATTAAGAGTGAACTATATTGAGTTACTCTATTTAGTTTACATCTCGCGAGCTAGAAATAAATAAAAACAAAAACATAATACAAAATACAACTCGCGAGATGGAACTTATATGAGTTACTCTATTTAGTTTCTCCTCATATGTGTTTTGGTTTATTTGGTTTTGATTTATGGTTTTTGATTTATGTTTCTCTCTCTTATGTTCCCTCTTTTAGTTACCCTCTTTTAGCTCCCCTCTTTATGTTCCCCTCTTAAAAACCGTTAAGGAGTTGATAAAGTGTTTGTAGCTATTCAACTCAAAAAAGAAAAGAAACCTCTTGAGTTTACCGCGAGGAAGGTAATACTCACAAGTGAATACCTGATTGCGGTAGACACTATTCATGTCACTGGCGAGGAGGCACAAGCGCTTTTGATTCCTCGCGAGGAGATTGAAGCAGTGCTATACGTAGATGAGGAGTGACGCGAGGTGCTTTCCCTTCTACACAAAGTACTTGAAGAGAAGGTCTTTTTGACTCGTGAGGAAGCTCTTGAATACCTCAAAATCGTGAAAGCTCATTCGGAAGGTTTTCGCTTTTGGAGTACCAAGCTCGGGCGCGGGTTTCGGAGCTCTTGGGAAGTGGAACTTGCTGAGCTCATGACTGAGCTCGGGATTAGGTGGGAGTATGAACCAAAGAGGTTTCACTTCTGGAGGGAGCGCGAATCGTATCTCCCTGACTTCTACTTGCCCGATTACAACGTTTGGATTGAAGTCAAGGGCTACATGGACAGGAAAAGCGCGAGAAGGATTCGCCTTTTCAAGAAGTACTACGGGAAAGAGTATGGCTTCTTGTTGTATGAGGCTGTTGAGCGCGAGCTTGTGATGAAAAACCCTTCCGTGTTGCTTGTCCTCCTCGAAGTGGCTCAAAAAGAGCACGAACGGAGGAAGCGAAAGCGATGATACAGTGCGAGAAGTGTCAAAGGGTTCTTCTGGTAGTGCAGCATAGCTCGGAGTTTTACGTTAGAGGCGAGATTCGACTCGTGGTGTTGTGTCAAGACTGCCAGCACGTCAATTATGTGACGCTCTTCGAGTATGGGGTTGGTGAGAATGCTCGTGAGGTGAAAATTTAGTTTGGATTTTGTTTCACTAGGTGAAACTCCTCGAATTTAGCTCATTCCCCGCGAGCTAGCTTGTCTCTAAGTTTTCCACAGGTTGTGGATAACTTTCTCCCTCCCCGCCACGCGCCGCAACTCCCCAGCGCGGAGTCCAGCACCAAAGACAGAAAGGAGGCGAGCGCGAGTTGGCAACCTTCCAAGACGACCTTCGCAAGGCAAAAGAACTCCGCACGAAGATACTCAAGGAAGTCGAGTACATCAACAACATGAAGTACGAGAAGGCGCGCAAGAAGCGCATTGAAGCGATTCGCGACCAACTTAAGAAGATCGACATTATTTGTGGCGCTATTGACCGCAAAACGGGTAAAATCTGCACGGAAAAGCCATATTACCGCGAGGATGGAACCACAAACGGACGTTGCGCGAAGCATGGAGGACTTTCGACTGGCGCTATCACCGAGGAGGGACGCAAGCGAGCCCTCGAAAAGCTCAACCCGCGAGCTAGACTCATTCACGGCCTCTACTCTCGCTTCGTCATGACCGAGGAGGAATTCGAGTTTTACTCGTGGTTCATGAACTACTACACCGAGAAACTCGACCTTGACCCTGCAAACATGCTCCTCCTCGACCGAGCCTTGCGCAACTTCATCTTGAACCAGCGCAAAGAGGTTGCGGAAGCCTACGAGATAATTGACGAAAGCCAAAGCTACAACGACTACGACTCTAAGTTTCTGCGCTACATGCAGGCGCTTGCACTAGACAGACGCTTCAAAGAGTCCAAAGACAACAAGGACAACCCGAGCATGGTTGACCTTGCAGTGCTCCTCTCGCAAACTCCTCCGCCTCCTGAGCGCAAGCAAGCGGAGGAACCTCAACTCGAAGGCTCCCGCGAGGGGGAAACTGAGCGCAGTGCAGACCGTAATGAGCTCCAAGACAACACCGAGACAGTAACTGAGCAAGACCAAGGTAATAGCGAGGCTTCTCGCGAGCAGGAGACGAGCGAGTGAACGCTCGTGTGTGACTGGCTCGCGGGGAGCTTCTACCCCCCCTCCCCCCTTGGAAAAATAAGGGTAGGGGGNNTTTTCGCACACGCACATTGACATTNTTACAAGTAATACTTTCCTTAAGGCGATTTTCGCACCGAGGAACGCTCCCAACAAGGAGGTGAAACCTTGCTAACTCCAAAACAATTTAGCGAACTCCGCGAGAAGCTCCTCGACCCAATCCAATTCACCACTCTCACGGGAACGATTAAGGGCAAACCATTTAGCTTCGAGCAGCGCAACCACCTCTTTGACGTTTACCGAGACCCTCACCCTCGCATTGTGATCGTTGCAGGTCGCCAAGTCGAAAAGTCCGAGACGGTTTGCAGGAAACTCCTCTACCACCTCTACACGCGCCCACACACGACCATCACCTACACGGCTCCACGCAACGAGCAAGTCACTCGCTTTGTGAACGACCGATTCCGCAAAGCCATCGCTCAGTCTCGCGGAAAAATCCTTGAGCACTCCGTTGACCGCAAGCGAGATGCCAAAACCGCAATAGGTTTCACCAATTCGAGTATTGTCTACTTTGGAAGTGCATGGTCAGACGGAGACGCCCTTCGCGGTATCTCTGGTGATATGGTCTTCTTCGACGAGGTTCAAGACATTACCCAGACGGCCATTGAGGCGATTGAAAAGAGCGTCTCTCACTCGGAGATTCACGACCCCGAGTTAGACATTAACGGACGCTGCTTTTACACGGGAACGCCAAAACAAGCGGGAACTTACTACCATCGCGTTCTCTGGGGACAGTCCGACCAAAAGAAGTGGTTTGTAACCTGTCGAAATTGCGGCTTTGAGCAACTCATCACGATGGACAACATTATGGTCGCGAACGAGGGAACCGAAAAGGAGCGCAGATACTTTGGTTGCCTCAAATGTGCGAGCGAGCTAGACCGCACGAATGGTCGTTGGGTTCCAACGAAGCCACAAAACAAACTCTACTCGGGCTACCTCTTCTCCCAGCTTAACATGCCTTGGATTAGCGCTAACCAAATTTGGCGTGACTACCTCACGATGGACTCCATGACCTTCGCAAACGAGGTTCTTGGCGAATTCTTCTCTGGTAGCGAGCAGCCTGTAAGCATTGAAGACGTTCTCGCTTGCACGGATAGAAACCTCGCCATGAAAGACCACTCGGATATTCCGACGGTCATGGGGATCGACTACGGTAGCGGTGGCAAGTCGAAGACGATTATTCACATTGGTCACCGCGAGTGGGTTGACGGCAAACGCAAGCTCGTCATTGACTACATTGAAGAGTGCAAGATTGACAACCATGAGGAGCTTGTTGCTCACATTGTCAAGCTCGTTGACCGTTTCAACGTTGAGAAGATTGTGGGTGACATTGGTTACGGTTCCTACGAAGCGCAAAAGCTTTACGAGATTTTTGGCCGCATGGCAATTGCTTGTCGCTATGTCACCTACCATACTGACCCGAAAAAGCGTGAATACAAGGGCGAGTACACCCTCCAAGTTGACCGCACCTACTCGATGGACTGCCTCATTCAGATGTTCAAACGTCGCGAAATTGTCATTCCGTACAAAGAACCTGAGCGAGTTGAACCTTTCTTCGACCACTACACGGCTCTTGAACTCAAATTCGCTGAGTCTACCACTTCCACGGGACGTAAAATTTACGACCACTCCTCTCCTGACGACGCTTTCCACTCCCTCAACTACGTGCGAGAAGGCCTTTACGAAATTGAAAACCGTTTCGAGTGGGACGGAGTGGAACGCGAAGACTTCGACCGATACGTGTTTGACGACCTCGACGAACTACCGAGTGAGAACAACTGGTAAGGAGGGAAACTTTCATGGGCCTTCTGAACAAGATTCGTGAACGCCTACCTTGGAATTCCTACGCTCGCCGCGAGCAAGAGCTCCTTGACCTTGCTCGGGAGCTCTTTGGCGAGGTGGGTATTTACAAGGACGACACCTACAACCCCGATATGGAAGACTTTAATCCGTCGGACTTCACCCTCGACGTGTATGACAAGATGCTCAAAGACGGCCAAGTGAAAGCGGGCCTTGACATGATTAAACTTTGTGCGACTGCTCGCGGTTTTACCGTCACTGGCGACGACCCCGAGACGAAGAAATACGCGGAATTCATTAACGAGAACTTTGAACTTCTGGAAGGTAACCTCGAAGACGTAATTGCGGAAATGCTTTCTGCGCTTGAATATGGTTTCTCCTGCACGGAGAAAGTTTTCGAATACCGCAACGGAAAGATTATGCTCAAAAAACTCAAAGTACTTGACCCGCATACTATTTGGGTGAAGACTAACAAGTTTGGTGACATTGAGTATGTCATCCAGCGAGTTGGCTCCAAAGAAATTAAAATTCCCCGCAACAAAGTCATTTGGTTCGCCTACGACAAGCGCTTTGGCAACCCTTACGGAAACTCGATTCTTCGCAACGTTTACAAACACTGGTACATCAAGGACAAGATGTACCGTTTTGCGAACATTGCTTATGAGCGNTACGGTACTCCGTTACTCATTGGCAAAGTCCGAGATGCACGAGACGTAAACAAGATGAAGAAGCTCCTCGAAAAAGTCAACGCCATGACGGGCTTTGCCATCTCGGGTGATGATGACATTAAAGCCATTCAAGGCTCGAATGCGGACTTTATTGGGTACATCGAACACCATGACCGCAAGATCATGGAAGCTATGCTCGTTCCTCCAATGCTCCTCTCCCTCTCGCGCGGTCAAAGTGGCTCCTATGCGCTCACGGGAAACCAATTTGACGTTTTCATGATTCGCCTTGAAGCGCTGCAACGTGACATTAAAGCGCTGATCGAGGAAGAAGTCATTTGTCCTCTCATTGACCTCAACTTCCCGAACGTCAAGGCTTACCCGTCCTTCAACTTTAAGCCTCTCGCGAACAAGGACATTGAGAAAATGGCTCGCGTGTTCCACTTGCTCATTCAAGCCAAGGTTATTGCGCCTGACGAAGACTGGATTCGCGAGGAGCTCGGCTTCCCGTTGCGTCCGAAAGACCAACAACCTGAGCAACCCGAGGAGGAACCTCAAGAAGGTGAACAACCTCAAGAGGCTGAAACCTCTGGCGAGGAGGAAAACTCGGAGGGAAAGTAAAAGCCTCCGAGCTCCTTCCTCGCAAACACGTCACTTTTGCGGAGCGTCGCCAGCGTGTAAATATTGACCTCATTCAACGCGACTTTGACCGCCTCGAAGAGGAATTCCTCAAAGGGGCTCGGAGGTTAAACGCGAAACGGAGAAAACTACTCGTCGAACGCGTGAGTAAGATTCTTGACGAGCTCATTCAAGCTCACCAAAATGGAGATAAAGACGAAGTTGAAGGCATTCTCAAGAGCTTGCAAATGCCAAGTCAAAAAGAATGGCGCAAACTCATTCGCAAGCTGATTTACTCCGCAGCCGAGGCAGGAGTTTTGCGAGCTCACCTTGAGCTCATGCGCCTCAAGGAGCTCTACGAATTCGCTGAGAACGAAGACGACACGTGGAATGTCGTTGATTACGAGTTAGCAGTTGTATTC